CAGCTTTCTCGCTATGATGGCTGGCAGAAGATTATTATTTCTAATGACCGAGACTTCATGCAAGTCTGTGATGATGAAACGATCTTGTGGCGCCCCACCAAAAACGAAATTTTAAATAGAGAACGAATCATTGAACAAACCGGAGTACACCCTACCAACATGGCCCTTGCACGGTCCATCGTAGGAGACACCTCCGATAATTTACCCGGCATCAAAGGCGCGGGGTTTGCGACGGTTGGAAAAAGATTAAACTTTTTGAGCGATAGCAAATCCTATACCATTGATGAAGTAATAGAATTTTGTGAAAATACAAAAAGCAAACTTAAATTTTTCTCCAACATCGCCGAGAGTAGAAGCCTCATCGAGCACAACTATAAGATGATGCAACTCTATGCTCCGCAAATGTCAGTTCAGTCCAAAACCCATGTCAGAGAGTCCATTGATAACTTTGAGTGCGAATTTAATAAAACTGAGATCATCGGCATGATGCGTGATGATGGATTTGGTGAGTTAAATTGGGAAGTTCTCAAGGAAAACTTAAACAAGATTAGTAGAGAATGTCTTGACAGCCAAAAAGAAATATTTTAAAATTGATTTGACTTTAGCGCTCAATCAGTTATACTTATAATACACCATCGAGAGGGAATAGATGCTCACTGAAAATGTGAATTTTGGAAGGTATGGAAAATCCTTCCAAGAGGGATTAGTACAGCTTATTTTTGAAGACAGACCGTTCGCGGATCAGATCACTGAAGTCCTCCATATACAGTTTTTAGAATTAGAATATTTACGCATATTTGTTTCGAAGGTTATAGACTATCGAACTAAATATGGCACCCATCCTTCGGTCGAAGCCATGATTACTATTTTACGTACTGAGATGGATAGTGAAGACGAGGTAACACAAAATCAAGTACGTGAATATTTCGCGCGCATCCATACGCGAGAGATGTCCGACGTTGAATATATTAAAGAGACTTCCCTCGATTTCTGCCGCAAACAAAACCTTAAAGAGGCTATGATGAAATCGGTAGGGCTCCTGCAGAACTGCTCTTTTGATGAAATCTCCACTGTCATTAACGATGCGCTTAAGCTCGGCTCCGAGAACAACTTTGGTTATGATTATCTCGCCGACTTTGAAGAGCGCTTTACGATCAAACATCGCGCCCCCGTCACTACGGGCTGGAAAGAGATTGACACCATTACTGGCGGTGGCTTAGGCAAGAGCGAGTTGGGCGTTGTTATTGCCCCCACCGGCGCCGGCAAATCTATGGCTCTGGTTCACTTGGGGGCGCAGGCGATCAAAGAAGGCAAGACTGTTGTTCATTATACTTTAGAACTACAGGACACCGTTATTGGTACTCGATATGATAGTTGTATTACTGGTTATCCCCTCTCTGACATCCGTAATTTTAAAGACGATATTTATGAAGAGATCAAGGAACTTGTCGGCGCGTTGATTGTTAAGGAATATCCTACCAAATCAGCTACCACAAACACCATCCGATCCCACCTATCACGCCTTATCAAAAGAGATATTAAGCCCGGGCTTATCATTGTAGACTATGCAGATCTGCTTAAACCCGTAACCGTGCGCAAAGAGAAACGAAACGAACTTGAATCAATTTATGAGGAACTGCGCGCTCTGGCCACTGAATTTCAGTGTCCTATTTGGACAGCCTCCCAGACCAATCGTTCTGGGCTTAACGCAGAAGTCATTACGATGGAGCAGATTTCTGAAGCCTTTAACAAGTGTTTCGTCGCCGACTTTATCTTTTCAATCTCTCGAACTATCGAGGATAAACAAAACAACCTGGGTAAAATATTTATTGCTAAGAATCGGAATGGCCCGGATGGAATAATATATCCCATATTTATGGATACCGCCAATGTAAGCATTAAGATTCTTCCGAAAGCCACGATGCCAAGTGGTGCTCATCCGATTGTCACCGCCCCGGTTGCGCTCGGAGCGCGACAACAACAACAATTGTTGCGAGACAAATATAGTAAATTAAAAAGGAAATAAAGCCCATGAGAACAGCCGCCAACATTCGTCGATTCAGACTATCCGATACTTTTATTGAACCTTACAAAGCCAAAGAAGTCCCCTGGGGACCACTGGGTTATGTCACCTATAAACGTACATATTCTAGACGGTTAAGTGAGTTTGATCCTAATGCGACTGGTTCCGAAGAATGGTGGCAGACGTGTCAGCGCGTCGTTGAGGGGATGTTTGACATGCAAAAAGCTCATGTGTTTTTACTAGGGCTGGAATGGAACGACGCCAAGGCCCAGCGCACCGCCAAAGACGCCTACGACCGCCTCTTTAATCTTAAGTGGACACCACCCGGCCGCGGACTATGGATGATGGGAACAAAGTTTGTAGAAGAAAAAACTGCAGCGGGACTTTTCAATTGCGCTTTTCGATCAACAAAAGATCTTCCTACTAAGGGGGGATATCTTTTTGCATGGATGATGGACGCCTTAATGCTGGGCATTGGAGTGGGGTTTGACACCGAGGGTGCCAGAACTCTTACTATTAAAGAGCCGGCTTATACGAACGATACCTTGGTGATTGATGACTCTCGTGAAGGGTGGGTAGATTCAGTACACTCGCTCTTAGACGGATTCTTTTTTGGTACCAAGGTACCTAAATTTGATTACTCGGCGATCCGTCCTGCAGGCGCCCTAATCCTTGGGTTCGGCGGCACGTCGAGTGGCTATGCTCCCTTGAAAGAGCTACATGAAAATCTGACTACACTTTATGCTGCTCGGATCGGCGAACCAGTTAGTTCGGTAGACATTGTTGACACTGAAAACTTAATTGGGCGCTGCGTTGTGGCCGGCAATGTTCGTCGTTCGGCGGCGTTAGCCATGGGGCGCCATGATGACATGCACTATCTAGAAATGAAGAACGATCAAGAGCAACTATATCATCACCGGTGGGGATCCAATAATTCATTCAACGCCGTAGTGGGTATGGACTATACTTGGCATGCAGAACAAAGCCAGAAGAATGGTGAACCAGGATACATTTGGCTCGATAACGCTCGGACTCGCGGCCGGTTTAAAGATGGTGAGCGCTTGGACGATGTGAATGTGGCCGGCTTCAACCCTTGTGTAGAACAACAACTAGAAGACGCAGAACTCTGCTGTCTGGTGGAAACATTCCCAGCGAGGCATGACAATTTTGAAGACTATCTGCGTACTTTAAAGTTGGCCTATCTTTATGGTAAAACCATTACCCTTTCCAATACACACTGGCCCGAGACCAATGCTAAGATGTTGAAGAACCGACGCATCGGACTCTCTCAATCGGGAGTGGTACAGGCATTCAACAAGCACGGCCGCCGGGAAATGTATGAATGGTGCGACAAAGCATACTCTTATATAAATGAACTGGATGAGGAATATTCCAACTGGCTATGCGTCCCTAAGTCTATTCGTACCACATCTATTAAGCCATCGGGAACCGTGTCTCTACTAAATGGATCTACTCCTGGCATTCATTTCCCCGAAGCAGAATATTATATTAGGCGCATTCGATTTTCGACAGACTCAGAAGTACTTGACAAGCTTAAAGAATGCGGTTATAATATTGAAAAGGATGAGTATTCACCGCGCACTATGGTGGTGGAGTTTCCAGTCCACGAACCCTATTTTAAGAAAAGCAAAAAGGATGTAACCATGTGGGAACAGCTAGAGATCGCGGCTCAATATCAGCATTATTGGGCAGACAATTCGGTATCGATTACAGTAACCTTTAACGAGGAAGAAGCCCATGAGATCAAAGATGCATTAGAAATGTATGAAACTCGGCTAAAAGCAGTATCTTTTTTGAAATATAAGGAAACCGGCTACGTCCAGGCGCCCTATGAAGCGATTACTGCCAAAGAATATAATAAACTTATATCTCAGATTACCCCCCTGGTCCGTTTACAGACCGAGGGTGGCGGAAGCGGTACAAAATTTTGTACAAACGACACATGCACAATTTAGGAGGTGATGTTTGTTTAAACCTGTAAACAGATACGTTGCAATTAAACTAGCGGATCAGAAAGAGAACATGACGGAAAGCGGTATTATGCTTCCCGCCGATTTTAAACCCCAAGAAGAGCGATATGTCGCTGCTCAAGTCATCAATTGGTCACCCGAGGTGAGGTTTGAAGAAGACTTAGCAGTAGGAACTATTGTAGTGGTTGATAAGTCAATGGTAGAGGAAATTAATATTAAAAATGAGACAATTAACATAGTTCTAGATAATTATATTGTAGGAATTATACAAGAGTAGAGGAGTTGTCGTGGTATGCCCATTGATAAACATTTTTATAACGAATCATCTGCGGCACACTTGGGATGGGATCCAACATGGTTTGGTGAGAAATATTTCGATGAACAATTAGTTCGGGCCGTGAAGAAGTGGCAGCGGGAAAGAGGACTTACTGCCGATGGACTAGTGGGACCGATGACTTTCCGGCGCGTCTGGACCGAACGCGAAGCTGATATTGATCAACACCGGCCAGCGCAGCCCACATATTCTAATTACATTGTCCATAATGGAAAGTTTTTTCCCATCGGGTGGGACAAAGTAGTATTGTGGTCAGAATCTGGCGGTCTCAAAGCGGACAAGGGAACTTATTATGATTATACGGGCCGCTCGCCGCGCAAGATAAAGCTTTTTGTAAATCATTGGGATGTGTGCTTGAACTCTCACTCGTGCCAGAACGTTTTAAACAAGCGAGGCATTTCGGTTCACTTTTTAATCGACAACGACGGCACT